AGCATATCGCAGCAGTTTACCCTTGGGTAAACGACAAACAGCAGCCGGTAAGCGCTCAATCTACCCTGCCAGATGCGTTTGCGGTATCGCCACCAGAAAGTTTAACCCTTGGGCCAACAAGCGTTGTGGCTGCTGACGGAACAACACAGGCGGGCGTTTTAGTGACTTGGGGTGCTTCGAGTAACGTTTTTGTCAGCCAATATGAAGTTCAATACATCCGTGGGGCATCTAACTTCGATTGGGGTTTAATTGATGATGCGGGCACAGCCTCCGCTGATTACGGCCTAATTACTGGCTCACCAGATAGCAGTGCTGATTATGGCTCTATTGCAGACGCAACAGCGGCGGCGGAAACAAACTATAACTCTGTTTTTGTGTCTGAGCCGTACTATGTTATCAACAGCGCTGTTGCTGGGGCTACATATTCAGTTCGAGTGAGGGCGGTAACTGCCATTGGTTCAAAAAGTGGGTTTGTATCTGCTAGCGCAATTACATACGGCGACCAAACAGCGCCAAACCCACCAAGCGTTGTTAATGCATCTGGTGATTACAAGCAAATCGCATTAACTTGGATAAACCCGACGGTTGCAGATTTTGATTATATTGAGGTTTACAGCAACACTGTAAATAGTAGCGCAACTGCTTCGCGTGTTGCAGTTATTCGCGGCTCAACTTACATTGACTCGCCACTGGGTATAAATGTCACTCGTTACTACTGGGTAAAAGCGGTTGATAGAACTGGCAACACGAGCGGGTTCAGCGCAGGCGTCTCAGCAACTACCGAGTTTATAGACTCCGATTCATTTAGCGCAGAGGTTCTTAACCTGTTCTCCGAAGCAGGCGCATACGGCATTGAGCCTGTTGCTACCTTGCCAGCAACGGGTGATTTTGACGGTCAGATTAAATACCAAACAACATTAAACAAACTTTATAGATGGGATGCGTCCACCACGGCATGGACTGATGACATTTTTAGTATTACGTCTGGCTCGGTAGATGAAGCCTCATTTGCCGCTGGCATCGAACCGATAAAGGTTGTTGCTGAGCTGCCAAGCCCAACGGGTTACACAGGCGCAAAGGTTGTGTTCCTAACAACTGATAACAAGTTGTATCGTTATGACGGCGCGGCTTGGGTCACCGGCACTTTAGCTGCTGACATTGATGGAACATTAGCAGCCAGCAACTTTGCACAAGACTTGCGCCCTGTTGAGGTCGTATCAGCTTTGCCGTCTAGTGATAACTTTGCTGGACGCACTGCTGTTCTAACCACTGACAATAAGCTGTATAGATACACGGGAACGGCTTGGACTGCTGCTGTTAACTCTACAGATATAAGCGGCACACTAAGCGCGGCGCAAATTGCATCGCTGACTGCTGCTCAAATAACTGGCACGCTGACAAACTCGCAAATCGCAGATTTAAGTGCGGCAAAGATTACCGGCTCAATTGTTGGGACTCAAATATTAGACGGAGCAATATCAACCGCTAAGTTAGCGGCTGGCAGCGTATCAACCGCCAAACTTTCTGCTGGTGCTGTAACTTCCGACACAATAGCAGCTAACGCGATTACAAGCGCCAAGATTGAGTCTGGTGCAATTACTACAGCCAAACTTGCGGCAGGTAGCGTAACGGCCACGCAACTTGCGGCTGATTCAGTCAGCGCGGACAAGATACAAGCTAACGCCATTGGAACGGATGAGCTGGCGGCTAACGCAATCACGGCAGGCAAGATAGCAGCCGGTGCTATTGTGAGTGACAAGCTAGAGGCAAATGCGGTAACTGCTGGAAAAATAGCGGCTGGCGCTGTAAGTGCTGACCAAATAGCGGCCAATGCAATTACGTCTGAAAAGATAAACGCGCAGGCTATTACAAGCGCAAAAATAAAAGCTGGCGACATACAGGGTGACCGAATAGCGGCCAATACGATTACTGGCGGTCTGATAGCCGCGTCTGGGATTATTACTGATACAGCTCAAATTAATGATTCTGTAATAACCAACGCAAAAATTGCAAACGGCGCAATTACAACAGCCAAGATTCAAGATGCGGCAATAATCTCTGCAAAAATAGCGGATGCATCAATTACTACCGCAAAAATTGATGACTTGTCAGTAAGCAGTTTAAAGATACAAAACAATGCTGTTTCTGTGATGACTACTCAAGAGTTTGAGTATTTTGACACAACAACACCAAGTTTCTACCATTATTATTTGATGGAAGAAAACGGCGTTGTATTAGCTTTAATAAATATGGAGTATGTTGGTAATTTTACAGCTACGTCAACTGCAAGATTTCAATTGTTTTCAAACAACAATCCAACTGCTCTTTTAGATTTTACTGTAACAAACCTAATTGCTGGTGCGTCACGAAGTGTTAAGTTCCAAACCTACGCAACTAAAACTGTTTCATTTCCTGTTGCCACTTATTTTAGGCCTCTTACAACTTTTACAAATGTTGGTTACAACGCGAGTGGCCAGCGAGGTGCCCGTATAAGCTCAACAATATTTAAGACTTTTAAATGAAGTTCACAACCTACACAAAACACGGGTCGATTACTCGTCACGACTGTTCCTTGTCTGAAATCAAAGCGCTGTTTGGTGATGAAGGCTACCTTTTGGGCTGGCCTGAAAATAATCAGTACATCCTTGATGGTAAGTTTGTTGATATACCAGAGATGCCTGGAGCCGGTTATAAATGGAGCTACGAGTATCTTATGTGGGTATTCAGTACAGAGGTTGCAGAATCTCAAATATTGTCTAAAAGACTGATTTTATTAATGGACACTGATTGGAGCCAACTACCTGACGTGCCAGGTGCGACGAGCGTAAAATACAAAATATATAGGCAGTCTTTGCGTGACATAACCACCCAAACAGATTATCCCGTATCAGTAACTTTCCCAACATTGCCGGAGTAAATAATGACAACAGCAGTACAACATCGCCGAGGCACAACGGCCGAACACGCAGTATTTACCGGCCTTGAGGGTGAGGTAACGATTGACACTACAAAAGACACAGCGGTCATACATGACGGCTCATTAGCTGGCGGCTACCCTTTAGCCAAAGAATCGCTGGCCAACGTCAACCCTGGCGCGCTAAGTGCAATTACAGGCTCCGCAACGGCTGCTGACGACGTTTTCTTGGTGTATGACACCTCTGCCACGTCGATGAAGAAAATCACTCGTGCAGAGCTAAATAACGCGATAGAAGCGGACGCACTGGCAAGCGTCACAATTACAGGCGGCACGATTAACGGCACAAGCGTAGGTGCTTCTACCGCATCATCTGGCGCGTTTACCACGCTGTCGGCATCAGGAACCTCTACGCTGGCTGCTGTGAACTCTGGGGAGTTGGCAGTAACCGGAGCTATCTCCTCCACAGCCGACGCAACCCTGTCAGGTGTACGAGTAGGAAAAGGCGCTGGGGCAATAACGTCTAACACCGCAGTGGGTTCGGGTGCTTTGAATGCAAATACCACTGGCAGCAGTAACGCAGCTAACGGATTTCAAGCCCTCCTGAGCAACACCACAGGCAATTACAACACAGCCAACGGGGTGAACGCACTTCAGAGCAACACCATAGGCAGCAGCAACACAGCCAGCGGACGTGACGCACTTTTGACCAACACCACAGGCAACTTCAACACAGCTAGCGGGCAGAACGCACTCAACGGCAACACCACAGGCAATTACAACACAGCCAACGGGGTGAACGCACTCCTGAACAACACCACGGGCAGCAGCAACACAGCCAGCGGGACGAGCGCACTCCAAAGCAACACCACCGGCATCAACAACACAGCTAGCGGGTTTCAAGCACTCCTGAACAACACCACGGGCAGCAGCAACACAGCTAACGGTCTCTATGCACTCCTGAGCAACACCACGGGCAGCAGCAACGCAGCCCACGGGCAGAGCGCACTTCGCAACAACACCACGGGCAGCAGCAACGTAGCTAACGGTGTGAGCGCACTCAACAACAACACCACGGGTAGCGGAAACACGGCAATCAACCCATTAAATTCAGCAGGCGGTTTCGTCCCAGTCTTTAACCCAACGACCGAAAATAACCGTTTTTGCATGGGTTCGACGGGTGTCACCAATGCCTACATCCAAGTGGCATGGACAGTGGTTTCAGACGCTCGCGACAAGACTAACTTTGCACCCGTTCCCCACGGGCTTGAGTTTGTCAAAGCACTGCAACCTACGGAGTATCAATTTCGCACTGCACGGGACTCTGAAGAAACCAATGGCGGTGTGCGTTACGGCTTTAAAGCCCAAGACGTGCTAGAGCTAGAAGGTGCTAACCCTGTCATCGTGGATAACGAAGATGAAGACAAACTGCGAATGGTTGATACCGCTTTAATCCCAGTGCTTGTCAAGGCTATTCAAGAACAACAAGCCCTGATCGAATCACTCACAACCCGCCTAACGGCATTAGAAAGCAACTCATGATTATCGAAACTACACCTGAGCAAATCGACGAGAACTACGTTATTGAAACCACACCTGAGCAAATCGCCAAGCACTACTCCGCAGCTATGGACAGTGTGAACCTTATCAACGCGCTAAAAGCAAAACCTGCTTTGAATGACGAAGAAACAGACCGCTTGGCACGCAATCAAGAGCATCTCGTCGGTATGCTCGCTAAGGATTATTGGACGGATGAAGATTTAACCCCGCTACAAGCTGCTGCCGGAAACTAAAATGACTACATGGAATATTGCACAACTTGAGCGCCGCACATTTGACGGCTTTGTAACTACCGCACACTGGACTTGCTCTGGCGTTGATGGTGAATTTAGTGGTAGAGCATATGGTGCTATCGGGCTAGAGGGTGTTGTAACAACAGCTTACGAAGACATCACCGAGGAGCAAGCAATTGGTTGGGTTAAATCAGCGATGGGTGAAGAAACTGTTGCAGCTACTGAAGCAGCGGTAGCAACTCAGATTGAAGCGCAAAAGAACCCTGTGGCGGCCTCTGGCAAGCCTTGGTAAATTAACATAAAATGAACTATCTAGCACTGGGCGGCAGTGTGGTTTGAACCTTTGTTAGACCCATTTGACCCCAGCGGAGACCATATTTGATGGAAAACATAGACCCGATTCAATACGGCCGTTTGATTGCTCAAGTTGAGAACTTGACAACTAAAGTCGAGTCGATGGACACGGACATTAAAGAGCTACTCGCCTTGGCGAACAAAGGGCGTGGTGGTTTTTGGATGGGCATGACAATAGCATCTATGCTGGGTGGTGTTCTTACCTGGGCTTTGAGCCACTTTAGGTAATGCTGCTAGAGCTTGCTGCTGCCAACGCGTGCTTTGCTGTCATAAAAGAAACCATTGCCAACGGTGGCGACATCATGTCAGCGGGGCAGCATCTTTTCAGTTTCTTTGACAACAAAGCGGCGATAGCTAAGAAAGCCAACGCAAGCGGCTCAGACTCAGAAGCATTCTTTGCGCTTGAGCAAATCAAGCAGCACGAGATACAGATCAAAGAAATGTTGATCTACCAAGGCCGGCCAGGCCTGTGGGATGAGTGGCTTTCATTTCAGGTGGAAGCAAGAAAAAAACGAGAGGCAGAAGCGCGTGCAATAGTGCTTAAGAAGCGCAGGCGCATACAAGCCATTAAAGGCGTGCTGACGGGCGTGGCGGTGTTTCTGCTAGGGGTAACAGGCATCGGCGTTGTTTTGCTGCTTGTATGGTTTGTGGTAACTAAAGGCGGGCAACAATGAACGAACTATTGGGATTACTTAAAAATGCAGCACCTGCAATTGCCACTGCGCTTGGCGGGCCTTTGGGTGGCCTGGCAGTGTCTGCGTTGGCTGCCAAGTTTGGGGTGGCTGACAAGTTGGAAGCGGTCACTGCGGCAATCAAAGCTGACCCAGAGGCGGCAATCAAGCTGCAAGAACTAGAGCAAGCGAGATTTCAAGCTGTATTAGCTGACAAGGCTTCTGCACGAGAGCGTGAGGTGTCAATAACGAACAGCGCAAACGCACCGTTGCTTAATAAAATTGTCACGCCAGCTTTGGCGCTGGGCGTTGTAGGCTTATCGTTCCTGCTGTTCGCGGTGCTCATCTTTGTGGAAGTGAAGCCCGAGGCTAAAGACATCCTGATCTACATCCTTGGCGTCTTGTCTGCTGCGGTGACGCAAATCCTGAGCTACTATTTCGGTAGCAGCATGGGCAGTAAAGATAAGGGCGATCAACTACGGAACGCCGTCAAATAATCTGGAGTACGTCATGTCGTTCTGGCTGCCTGTTGTTTTTATTTGTCTCAGTGGCGGCAATTGCGGGTTTGCCAGCGGCAGCTTAACAGCGACAGCCAGCCAGTGCGAAAAGACGAATTACGCGGTCAGACAGAAGCTGGCCACAGACCTGGATGTTGCAAGTTTTAAACTTGTCTGCATAGAAATAAAGAAAGACGATTTTATATGAAGCTGTCGGCAAACTTCTCGCTGAACGAACTCACTAAGTCTGAGGCGGCAACTCGCAACGGCATATTTAACACCCCATCTGCGCTGGTCATTGAAAAGCTGCAAGCGTTAACTGACAACATCCTGCAACCCTTGCGCGACAAGTTCGGCGCAGTCATTGTTACAAGCGGCTACCGTTCGCCAGAAGTGAATAAAGCGATTGGTGGCAGCACTACCTCGCACCACTGTTTTGGCTACGCAGCCGATTTTGAGGTGCTTGGCAAGGATAACCGCGAGTTAGCTATATACATCCGAGACTCGCTAACTTATACCCAACTGATACTTGAGTTTTATAACGGCGAGCCGGATTCAGGGTGGGTTCACTGTTCTTATGACGCGGCAGACCTAAAGTGCCAGACTCTTACTGCGCGTCGGGTTAACGGGCAAACTCAATACTCCAACGGGATTCTTTGACCGACCCGCAACGACCAGTTCTTTTGTTGAAAAGAGGTGACCGTTGGCGCACACGTAACGCCGGTATGTCGACCCATTTGCACGCTGTCGAGTCTCTTTGACCTCGCACCATCCATTGCATTCTGGGCAGTTCATAAAGCAATTTCCAGCCAGCGGGCAATGCGTTGCCACAGCGTCTTTGGTTTGGCCAATAACGCTGTCTGCAAGAGCATCATGTCACGGCCAATATCGGCTGGTCGTACTGGTTGCGTGTAGTGCAGGCCAATCTTGACCTTGCCGGTGTTGTAAATCATTTCACAAGCACCTTGCGTCCATCACGATAAAACAGCCACCTGCCAACGCGAGACGGGAAAGCTAGGTTTTCCTCGCTGCCCGCGCGAACAGGAGTTGAGCTAAAGTCCCGTGGCTCAAGCGTGGATTTAAAGTCGCCCGTGTATCGAGTCGGGTTTACGTTTCCTGTTGCGCTCATTTTGACAACTCCAAAAGCAGGCCGTATGCAACGGCAATTGATACAGCGACAATTACTGCAAGTTCGATGTAGGACGATAATCCAAGGCTGGCTAAAAATTTATTTCTCATTTTTGCGGTCTTTCTCAAGGTCATGTTGTTCGTGTTCCCAGTCTTCACGCTCTTGACGAGCCTCTAGGTATTCCTCGTATTCGTCTTGACTATCAAAGTCCATTTTGCTTTCTCCTGTTTGTTTGTCCTGTATTTATTTTACACACAAATACAGGCCAAACAGGAGGTTTATTAAGCTGTTTTTCTAGGTGTTTACCCTATTGCTTTTTTGAGCAAAAACACGATTTGAGCAGTCAACGAGCGCTCATTTTGCTTTGCAAGGGAAACCAGCTTGGTGTGCAGTGGTTTTGGTACGCGCAAGCTGACGTACTCTTTAAGTTCTTTTTCCATTATTTACTCCTATTGAAACCAGATTAGCGTGCCGTGTACCCAAGCGATTGGGAACAAAAGCGCACCTGCTATTAGAAAGCCCCACGAGCCTTCCAGCAAGCAGGTGATGATATGCGTGAGCCACGCGGATATTATCCATGCGACAAATATGTAAGGCCACATATCGACCCTTTAAAACGGCAAATCATCATCAAGCATTGGTTCTGCTTGTGGAGCCTGACTCGCCGGTGCTTGACGTGCTTGCGCTTGTTGCTGGTCTTTGGGCTGGAAACTGAACGACATGAACTTCGTGCCGTTTGCGCCTGTTTTTAGCCATGCGCTCATCCACATCTCAACACCACCGACCATGCATCCGCCTTTGTAGTCTGGGTGGTTGTCTTTTTCTTTGCGGTCATTTTTGAAAAGTGAGCCTGAGTTGTCGCGTTGTTCATATGCCATTTGATTATTCCTTGTTGGTTAAAAAATATTTTGCAAACGTTTTGCCGTTTTGTGTGACGTATTCTGTCTCTATGACCATTCCCTCTTTGCGTAACTTATGGATTAGAGCAGCCAGCCTAAAGCACCCGTATTGATTCAAAGCCTGCAAAGGTGTTATCGACTTGCCAGACATTAAATCTTTTTGGATTTGATAAATTGCACTCATA